CGTTACACAAAGAAACCGCAATGGACAGACTAGCTCAGGATTATATTCTTTGTTCATACCTATGGAATGGAACTACGAAGGATACATTGATTCTCATGGAATGCCTGTCTTTGATACACCAGAAACAGAGGTTAAAGGACCATATGGTGATTTTATAGATATTGGTATAATAGAATATTGGGAAAATGAAGTTGATGGATTAAAAAATGATCAAGATTCATTAAATGAATTTTATAGACAATTTCCAAGAACTGAAGATCACGCTTTTAGAGATGAAACAAAAGGTAGTTTATTTAATTTAGTTAAAATATATGAACAAATAGATTTTAATTCAGGAATAAACATGTCTTCTCTAGTTTCAACTGGTAATTTTCAATGGGAGAATGGAATAAAAGATACTAAAGTTTTATTTTATCCTGACGTTAACGGTAGATTTAATGTAAGTTGGGTTCCTAGTGTAATTCAACAAAACAGAGTTATTAAGAAAAATAATATGAAATATCCTGGTAATGAGCATTTAGGTGCTTTTGGATGTGACAGTTATGATATATCTGGTACAGTTGATGGAAGAGGATCAAAAGGTGCTTTACATGGTTTAACTAAGTTTAGTATGGAAGATTGTCCACCTAATCATTTTTTCTTAGAATACGTTGCTAGGCCAAAAACAACAGAAGTTTTCTTTGAAGATGTTCTTATGGCTTTGGTTTTTTATGGAATGCCAATATTATGTGAAAACAACAAACCTAGACTTTTATATTATTTAAAACGTAGAGGTTATAGAGGATATTCAATGAACAGGCCAGATAGAACTTGGAATAAATTATCTGCCGCGGAAAAAGAAATTGGAGGAATACCTAATTCAAGTGAAGATATTAAGCAAGCACACGCTGCTGCTATAGAAACCTATATTAATAATCACGTAGGTTTAAAAATAAGTGGTGATTATGGAAATATATATTTTAACCAGACTTTAAATGATTGGTCAAAATTTGATATAAATAATAGAACAAAATTTGATGCAACAATAAGTTCTGGTTTAGCAATTATGGCATGTAATAAGAATTTATATCGCCCAACGAACGATAAAACAACAAGGTCCATAGATTTTGAATTTTCAAAATATGATAACAAAGGAACAATGTCAAAAATAATAAAGTAAATGTTAAGAACAACACAAACAAAAGCAAGTTTTCCGAGTCAAGCTGTATTAGATGTAGAAAAAGCATCTTACGAATACGGTTTACAGGTTGCTAAAGCTATAGAAGAGGAATGGTTTAAAAAAGATTCGGGAAGTAATAAGTATTTTGTTAATAAAGATAATTACCATAGACTTAGATTATATGCTCGTGGAGAACAATCTATACAAAAATATAAAGATGAGTTATCTATTAATGGTGATTTATCTTATCTTAATTTAGATTGGAGACCAGTGCCTATCATACCTAAGTTTGTAGATATTGTTGTTAATGGAATATCAGAAAGAGCTTATGAAATCAAAGCTTATACTCAAGATCCAAATGGGGTTGAAAAAAGAACTAAATACGTTGAAAATGTTCTTGCAGATATGCGAAACAAAACATTTTTCCAAGAGATGCAACGTATAACAAACATAAACATGTTTAATACTGATACGCCAGATGATTTACCTCAAAACGATGAAGAGTTATCGTTACACATGCAATTAGATTACAAACAATCTATAGAAATAGCTGAAGAAGAAGCAGTAAATAACTTATTTGCTTTAAATAAATATGATAACATAAAGAAAAGAATAGATTATGATATTACTGTAATAGGTATAGGATGTTGTAAAACTAGTTTTAATACAGCTGAGGGGGTAAAAATAGAATATGTAAATCCATCTAATATAGTACACTCATATAGTGAATCACCTTATTTTGAAGATCTATGGTACGTAGGAGAGGTTAAAAACGTTACAATAACAGAACTTAAAAAGCAGTTTCCACAATTAACATTAGAGGATATAAAAGAACTAGAAGACTCTAAGTCAAATAAATCATCTTATGCTAATAGAGAAAATTCTCCTAAAAAAGAATCTGTAGATGTTATCTATTTTGAATATAAAACTTGGCAGAATCAAGTTTATAAAATAAAAGAAACAGCTACAGGGGCTAAGAAAGCTATAGAGAGAACAGATGAATTTCTCCCTCCAAAAAATCCTCAAGATCGATTTAATAAAGTACAAAGATCTATAGAAGTATTATACTGTGGTGTTAAAATAGTCGGTAAAGATAAACTATTAAAATGGTCATTAGCAGAAAATATGACTAGACCAAAGTCAGATGTAACTAAAGTAACTATGAGTTATAATATCGTGGCTCCAAGAATGTATAGAGGTAAAATAGAATCATTAGTTGGTAGAATGGTAACATTTGCTGATATGATACAGCTAACACATTTGAAATTACAACAAGTTTTATCTAAACTAGTTCCTGATGGTGTTTATTTAGATGCTGATGGAATTGCTGAAATTGATTTAGGTAATGGTACAAACTATAATCCACAAGATGCTTTAAATATGTATTTTCAAACTGGTAGTGTTATTGGTAGATCAATGACACAAGACGGTGAATTTAATCATGGTAAAATGCCTATTCAAGAATTAAATTCAAGTGGTGGTAATGCTAAAATACAAAGTTTAATCACATCTTATAATTATTACATGCAAATGTTAAGAGATGTTACTGGGTTAAATGAAGCTAGAGATGGTAGTAAGCCAGACGAATATTCATTAGTTGGATTACAGAAAATAGCCGCTGCTAATAGTAATACAGCTACAAGACATATATTACAATCTGGATTATTTTTAACATTAAAAACAGCTGAAGCATTATCTTTAAGAATTTCTGATGTATTACAGTATTCTAATACAAGAAGTTCCTTTATACAATCATTAGGTAGATTTAACATAGCAACATTATCTGAGGTAAGAGAATTACATTTACATGATTTTGGTATCTATTTAGATTTAATGCCTGATGAAGAGGAAAAACAAATGCTTGAAAATAATATTCAAATGGCTATTCAAAAAGATCAAATTAATCTTGAGGATGCTATAGATGTTAGAGAGATAAAGAATTTAAAACTCGCTAATCAATTATTAAAATTACGTAGACGTAAGAAGTTTGAACAAGATAGACAGATGCAAATGGAAAATATCCAAGCTCAAACTAAATCTAATACAGAGGCTGCACAAGCCGCTGCAGAAGCTGAAATACAAAAGCAACAAGGTATAGCTGGTAGTAAGGTTCAAATTAATGAAGCTCAACTAGGTTTTGATATTAGAAAAATGGAAACAGAAGCTCAAGTTAAAAAAGAATTAATGTCTTATGAATTTGAGTTAAACAAAAGGCTTAAAGAGATGGAAATGCAAGTGATTAGAGATAAAGAGAGTTCTAAAGAAGATAGAAAAGACAAAAGAACCAAAATTCAAGCATCACAGCAAAGTGAGCTAATTGATCAAAGAAAAAACGATAAACCTCCAAAAAACTTTGAATCAGCTGGATTTGATAACTTAGGAGGATTCGGTTTAGAGCAATTTGAACCAAGATAATTATTAACAATTTAAACAAACAAAAAAATGGGAAGAATAACTAACGATTGGGTTTCTACTATTGAAGGATCTGTTTTTACAACAGCTTCAAGTGATGCTATCAAACCTCCTACAAACCATGTGTTTATCGCTATAACAGCTTTAACAGCAACAGATTTTGATGCCTCTGGCGGTTTAATTGCAGAAGACGCAACTAAATGGGCTAACACAGCGGATGCTGCTGGTGATTTAGCAGATGGTTCTGAAACTGTAAACGAAGGATCTGGTGGTATACAAGTAACAGCAACTAATTTAGATTTACCAGCTGGCACTACAATTTATGGTAGGTATACTGAAATTGATGTTAATGCTGGACAAATTATAGCATATTACGCTAGAGACGGAAAATAAAAGAAAATTTTTAACTATTTAATTATATTATATTATGGCAAAAAATGATGAAAAAGTCGTAGAAGAGGTTGTTGAACAACCTACTAAAACTACGCCAGTTGAAGAACCAAAATTGGAAACTTCAGCTGAACAAGACGTACAAGAAAAACTCAGAGTTAAAAAACCTAAATGGGATTCTAATACTGATGATGTGTACAAAGTAAACGTTGATAAACCCCCTAAAACTAAAGAAAATGCCGGGAAAGAATTATCCAAAAAAAAGGAAGAAACTGAAGTCGAAGATTACAGCGAAACCAAAGAAGAAGTAAACACTGAAGAAACTGAAACATCAGTTTTAGAAGAAGTTACAGATGAAACACCTACTGAAACAAAAGAAGAAGTTACAGTAGAAGATGTTGAACAAGAGATTGAAGAAACTCCTCAGGTACAACTACCTGAAAATATTCAAAAAGTCGTAGACTTTATGAATGAGACAGGAGGAACTATGGAGGATTACGTTAGATTAAACGCTGATTATTCCAAAGTTGATGAATCAACTCTTTTAAGAGATTTTTACAAACAAACAAAATCTCACTTATCAGATGATGAAATCAGCTTCCTTATTGATGATCAATATGGGATTGATGATTCTATCGATGATGAGAGAAGTGTAAAAAGAAAAACTCTTGCTTACAAAGAAGCGGTTAACGAAGCTAAAAAGCATTTAGAAGGTCTGAAAGATAAATACTACGAAGAAGTCAAGTTGGGTTCTAAGTTGCTTCCAGAACAACAAAAAGCTGTAGAATTTTTTAATCGTTATAATACTGAGCAAGAGCAAGCTGAAAAACTGCAATCAAAACAAAAAACGCATTTCAACAAGCTTACTAACGAAGTATTTAATAATAATTTCAAAGGTTTTGAATTTAATGTTGGAGACAAAAAATATCGTTATAATGTTAAAGATGCGGCTAAAGTTAAAGATTCACAGCAGAATGTTATTGATGTATTTAGTGAATATATCACGCCAGAAAACCTTCTGACAAACGCTGCTGGTTATCATAAATCTTTATTTGCGGCTAAAAATCCAGATGCAATTGCAACTCATTTTTACGAACAGGGTAAAGCCGATGCTGTAAAAGAAATTACTAGTAATTCCAAAAATATAAATATGGATGCTAGAAAATCTAGTCCAGACATCGTAGATACTGGTGGTACTAAAGTGAGAGTTTTATCTGGAGATGATAGTTCTAAGCTTAAAATTAAACTTAAAAACTATTAATTAACAATTTAAAATTAACGAAAAATGGCAACAACAACTATTCCTGCAGTTCCAGAATTATCACCTTATGTGAAAAAGACGGCAACGACAGGTAATTATGTAAATTTCGCTGATTCTTCATTTGATACTTGGGCACAACAATATTTGCCTGAATTATATGAAGCTGAAGTGGAGAGATACGGAGATAGATCTGTATCTTCATTTTTGAGAATGGTAGGAGCAGAACTTCCTATGGCATCTGATCAAGTTATTTGGAGTGAGCAAGGTAGATTACACATTGCTCGTACTGGATTATCTTGTACAGACGCTGGAGTTGTTACATGTTCAAACACTGCAATTAGAGCAGGATCCACAGTATTAGTTACTGGTGGTGGTCTTTCTGGTTCGCATGTTTGTTATGTAGACGAAGGTTCTGAGACTAGTACTACTCAATTTAAAATCTATCCTTACAAGGTGGCAGCAATGTCTAACCTATCTGGATGGAATGCAAGCAAAACCATTGACGTTTTCGTATTCGGTTCTGAATTCGGAAAAGGTGCAAGTGGTATGGCTGCTGGTGTTAACCCTGAGGTTGATACTTTTGATAACAGACCAATCATCATGAAAGATGTATTTAAAGTTTCTGGTTCTGATGCTGCTCAAATTGGGTGGATTGAAGTTTCTGGAGAAGCTGGTCAAGCTGGTTATCTATGGTATTTAAAAGCTGAAGGTGACACTAGAGTAAGATTCGAAGACTATTTAGAAATGGCAATGATAGAGTCAATAAAAGGTGTACCTGGAAGCTCAGTAGTAGATACCAAACTTGGTAATGCAGCTGCAACTTTTGGTTCACAAGGTTTATTTGATGCTATCAAATCAAGAGGATTAGAAGCTGATCAAGTTTTCTCTTCTTCTGAAGATGTTATTCCTAACTTTGATGTAATATTAAAAGAATTAGACAAACAAGGTGCAATTGAAGAAAATATGATGTTCTTAAACAGAACTGCTTCAATCGCTATGGACGATGCTTTAGCTTCGCTAAACTCAGCGTACGATGGTGGAACATCTTGGGGTGTTTTTGAAAATTCTGAACAAATGGCTCTTAATTTAGGGTTCGTTGGATTCAGAAGAGGTTCTTATGATTTTTACAAATCTGACTGGAAATACTTAAACAACAAATCTACAAGAGGTGGAACTAATTTCGGAGATGTACAAGGAGTTTTAATTCCTGCTGGTACTTCTTCTGTTTATGACCAAATGCTTGGTAAAAACATTAGACGACCATTCTTGCATGTTAGGTATAGAGCTTCTGAGACTGAAGACAGACGTCTTAAGTCTTGGGTAGTTGGTTCTGTAGGTGGAGCTGCTAACTCTGATGTTGATGATATGAATGTTCATTATCTATCAGAAAGATGCTTAGTAACTCAAGCTGCAAACAACTTCTGTATTTTTACAGACGCTAACTATAACTAGTAGATAGCAATTATTGTAATATTTACCCTCGTAAAAACTACGGGGGTGATTATTACTCTTATTTTTTAAAAACTTATTAAATTATATTATATCATGGCAAAAAAAGCAATAAAAAACGTATTGGCCAAAGAAGAGCCAGTACAAGAAGTAGTAGTTATGGAAAAACCAAAAACTACTAAACCATTAAAACAAGAAAAACCAATAGATAGATGGGAAGTTAAAGAGAGAGAATATTATCTCCTAGGTGATAATACACCTGTAATGAAACTATTAAGATCTAAAGGTATTTATTGGTTTGATGAAGAAAAAGGTTATGAAAGAGAGATTAAACTCACAAGTAACCAAAGAACAGTGTTTGTTGACGAATTTAAAGGAGATGCAAAACTGGAGCATATTATTTTTAGAGACGGAGTATTAAATGTACCTAGAAATAAAGTTGTTTTACAACAACTATTATCATTATATCACCCTGGTAAAGGAAAAGATTATGATGAAAGAAATAATGAAGGCGAAGCACAAGATGAATTATCTATTATAGAGGTACAATTAGAAGCTCTAAATGTAGCAAAAGATATGGATATTGATCAAGCTGAAGCTATAGTAAGAACAGAGGTTGGTTCTAGAGTGTCTAAGATGTCTTCTAAGGAAGTTAAAAGAGAT